TTAGCCGTGACGCGGGCGCGCAACCTGCGTTGAGACCGTGCGGCCGCGTAGTTCGACGGTCTCGCCGACATCCCAGCGCAGTGCCTCCTCGTCGCGCGCCTCCATGACTGCGGAGGCCGACGCGAGCACGTTGCCCGGCTCGTTCTTGGCCAGCTCGGTGAGCCGGGCCGCTTCGTTCACCGGGTCGCCGATCACGGTGTACTCGAATCGGGCCTGTGCGCCGATATGCCCCGCGATCGCCCGTCCGGCAGAGACCCCGATGCCGAAGTCATTGGAGCCCAACACATTGGTCAGCTCGCCCGACAGCTCACGAGCGGCCGCAAGTGCCGCCGCGGCACCGTCCGGGTGGTCGATCGGGGCACCAAAAATCGCCAGCGCCGCGTCACCCTGGAACTTGTTTACGAAGCCGCCGTGCTTGTTGACGGTGTCGACGATGACCCGGAAGAACTCGTTGAGCACCCGTACGACCACCGCGGGTCCCCGCGTGGACGCCAACTGGGTGGACCCCACCAGGTCGACGAAGAGCACCGCGACGCTGCGCTCCTGGCCTCCCAGTTCGGTACCGTATTCGAGCGCCCGGCGCGCCACGTCCTCGCCGACGTAGCGGCCGAACAGGTCGCGTAGGCGTTGCCGTTCACCGAGATCGCGCACCATGTCGTTGAACCCGGCTTGCAGCAGTCCGAGCTCGCTGGCGTCGTAGATGGGCACGTGGGCGTTGTAGTTGCCGCGCTGCACTTCGCTGAGAGCCCACCGCAACTGGCGCAGCGGATCGGCGATCGAGGTCGCCACCAGCAGGGTGCCCATGAGTCCGATGGCCAGCGCGATGATGGCCAGGATCAGGATCGACCCGGTGAGGTTGTCGGCATTGGACTTCAGGTACCCCGCCCGCTGCCCGACCACGGTCAGCACGATCGCCAGGATCGGCACGCCGGTGCTCAGTGCCCAGGTGAGAATCTGGCGGACGATAACGCCTGGGGCGGTGACGTTTTCGGGAACACCGCGACGCAGGGCCTGAATGGCGACCGGGCGCAGCACGCGCTCGGACTGCAGATAGCCGATGATGCTGGTCGTGGTCGCGCCCAGCACGGTCGCGAATGCCGCGACCAGCACCGAGCTGTGGGTGGATGACCAGGTGACCGCGACGAAGATGGCCCCTCCGACGAGCCACGTCGCGACACTGATGACGGTCCGATAGAACGGCATCTGCAAGGCTCGTACCCGGACCGCTTCGGAGCCTTCGGACTCGAAGTCGGGGGACCGATACTGCCAGCGCAGCACCGGCAGGAGCAGATAGGTGCTGACGATGGCCCCGACGACGAACAGGATGAACAACGAGAAGCCCAGGATGACGAGCCGCGTCGGGCCAAGTTCGGTGAGTTCGACACGATCACTCGGTGGCAGACCGAACCGCAGGAACCCCAGTACGAACAGGGCTCCGACCAGGTTCGACTGGGCAATACCCATGATGAAGAGGGGCCATGGCGTCCGCATGACCCACCGCGAATACCGGGCTGCGCGTGCGAGCGGGCGCCGATCGGGCCTACCCTCCGCGCCAGTCACCCGTTAACCGTAGCTGTCGGCGGTGACGGAGGCGTTTCACACGCCTGTGTGGAGGCGGTTGGAGTCGGTGTCGGCGACTAGGGTTGGTAGGCGATGAGCGGGGTTTTCGGGCGCCTGGTGGATCAGGGAGCGGTGGTTTCCACGCTCTCGTCCTCGGCATTGGCTGCACGCGGTGACGATGCGGGGCGAATGACGCACGCATGGTTGTTTACCGGTCCGCCCGGTTCGGGCAGGTCGGTTGCGGCTTTGTGTTTTGCCGCCGCACTTCAGTGCGAATCGGGGGACGTCGCCGGCTGCGGTGCGTGCCGTCCATGCACGACCACGATGGCGGGCACCCATGCTGACGTGCGCAGAGTGGTGCCGGAGGGGCTCTCGATCGGTGTGGACGAGATGCGTGCCATCGTGCAGGCGGCGTGGCGCAGGCCGAGCACGGGACGTTGGTTGGTGGTGCTCATCGAGGACGCCGACCGGTTGACCGAGGGCGCCGGCAACGTGCTGCTGAAGGTCGTCGAGGAGCCGCCGCCTCGGACGGTGTTCCTGTTGTGCGCACCGTCGGTGGACCCCGAGGACATCTCGATCACCCTGCGGTCGCGCTGCCGTCATGTGGCACTCGTCACTCCTTCGGTGGCGGCCATCGCGCAGGTGCTGATGGACCGCGATGGCATCGATGCCGAGCAGGCCCAATGGGCGGCCTCGGTGAGTGGTGGCCACGTGGGCCGGGCCCGCAGGCTCGCCACCGATGAGCAGGCGCGTGCGCGGCGGCTCAAGGCGTTGGGGCTGGCGCGGGAGGCGGCCACTCCGAGCCGGGCCTACGCAGCGGCCGAAGAGCTGGTCACCAGTGCCGATGCCGAGGCCAAGGAGCTGACGGCCGCGCGTAACGAGGCCGAAGAGGAAGAGCTGAAAACCGCGCTGGGGGCGGGCGGCACCGGGAAGGGCGCGGCGACGGCTCTGCGCGGATCCGCCGGCGTCTTGAAAGACCTTGAGCGGAAACAAAAATCTCGCCAGACCCGGGCCTCACGAGACGCGCTGGACCGTACGCTCATCGATCTGGCGACCTACTTCCGGGACGCCTTGGTGTTGTCCTTCGGCGCCGCAGGCCAGGGTCGGGTGGCCCTGCATCATCCCGATATGGCCGACAGGCTCGGTCCGATGGTGGACAGAGTGCCGCCCGAGCAGCTGCTGAAGTGCATCGAGGCGGTCCTGGAATGCCGAGAAGCGCTGGCTGTCAATGTGAAGCCCAAGTTCGCCATCGACGCACTGGTCGCGACGGCAGGTCAGGCGTTGCGGCCTTCGGATTAGGTGACGCGATTGGGTCTGCCAGGGTGTCTGCCGTAGACTCTCGGGCGCCGGGTTCGCCCGGCGCGCCACCCTAGCTCAGTCGGTAGAGCAATTCACTCGTAATGAATAGGTCAGGGGTTCGATTCCCCTGGGTGGCTCCATCGGGGAGTGGCAGGCCCGGCCTGGGTGAGCTGCCGCCCGGCCCACCGGGCAGGGCCTTGATGCCCGTCGCTACATACACAAACGAGACCCCCGATGCCTCACACACTTCATCGAGCTCGTTGACATCCCAGGGCGTCTGCCCTGTCATGCGGCGCGACAGCTTCTGTTGCGTCGTGCCCAATCGCCGCGCAACCTCCGCGATTGAGATGCGCTTACCCGCGAGTTCTTCCCGGAGTCTGCGGACGGCAGCCTCGGACCGGGTTTCCCCACGATCACCATCGACCATCATCAACGTCGTCATGATGAGTACTCTACACACCCCGCGTGTAGCCGCAACGCTCAATGAGAACGAAAACCGCGTCATCGCGTGAGCAACACTAGCGCACCCCTTGCGCAATAACACGCTGAGCGTGTAGAACTACACGCATGCAATTTGCAACTACCGATGAACGTGTTGCGGCCAATGTGCGCGCTGAACTGGCGCGGGCTGGTGAAAACCAGTCGTCGCTCGCGCCCAAGGTAGGCCTGTCGCAACAGGCGCTCTCGCGGCGGCTTTCGGCCCGCGTGTCCTTCACTGTGGCCGAACTGTCGCGGGTAGCTACTCAGCTTGGCGTGCCCATCGGCGCGCTCACCGCGAGTAACGAGGCGGCCGCCTCGTGAGCAAGCTATTCGCCCTTTGGCCCGCGTTTGAAAAGGTCACCCAAGCTTTTGAAGGATTCTCTGATCTCAGCGGCTTGCGCCTCGCGGGCACCAAATGCGTGGATGACCTCTATTTGGCTACCGACGATGCAGTCAAGCAATGCATCGATCTGCTCTATTCCGATTTGAGTTCCCTTCTCGGCGTGTTGTTTAAGCAGGTCGACAAGCTTCTGGCTCGCTCCCCAGCCGTTGGGGACCTTCACCGCCTTGAGGGTGTTGAGGGCGTCAATCCTTGGGTTGTTTATGGACATTTGTGCACTCCTTGCGTTGCGCGGGCGCTAGCCCGATATAAGACCGGCGCGACGGTTGCCGCGTCACGGTGGGTGCAGCGTAGGACGGGCGCTCTGCGCACGAGCACGTTTTCGCTACCTCGCCGCTGCCCTGTCCAATTCGCACGTTGCGGAGCCGATTTGAGAACCCTCGGCCTCTGCTCCTCGCAAGCGGGCCGGACGCTCCAGCGAGGGTCATGCGCCCGCGTCCGATGACACAACCACGGGCGCAGGCCACCAAGACTGACCCGCCCGCCAACAACTGAATACGGAAATACCCCAGCGGCCGGGCTCAATTTCCCGCCAAGAAAATCCACACCCGGACCGCTGGGGCCACTGCAACCAGGATAGGAGAACCTGGCATGTCCCACCGTATCCCCGATAGATATCAGCGTGTCAGCGGCGTCCGCGCGGCCATCATGCGACACGCATTTTGGACGGTCGCCGCTCTAGCCCTCGTCTTTGGGCTGGTGATGCTATCTGCCCACCAGTACCCGCAATTCGTTATCTGGATGGCACTCATGGTGGCCGCGTCCTGCATCGATCTACGGGTGCACCGTCGCGGCCGGTACCGCGATCGCGCCGGGGTGCTGCTGTTCATCGCTGTAATGGCCATCGTTGTCACCGGAGTGTTCGCGCAGGTGGGGGTGACAGCATGAGCCTCACATTCGATCCCGCGCCCGAATTCGACTCGGCCATGGCTGCATTCGATAAGGCAGAGCGAGCATGCGCCTTGACAGCTGGCGATGTGACCCTGCGTGCTGACATCGCCGAACTGCTCGAAGCGCTGCCGATGCGCGAGCGACAGCGGGCGTGGGTCCAAGCTGCCGAAGACGCCGGTACCGACCCGCGAAACGGCTGGTACCTGTTCGCCGGGGCGATCAGCGAGGCCGCGCTAACGGACTTCTTCACCGATCGGGACGCACGGCATTCAGCCAGCGCCGTCCTCATGGAGGCGGTCTAATGCAGAAGCCCACCAAGGCATTTGCCGACATGGTGCTTGAACTCGCGGACAAGCTAGAGGCAGTCCTTAACGAGATGTACCCGGACGGCCAGCTTATCCCCGTGTTCGTCAGCCCCGAATCACTGCGCGCGTCGGCGCGGGACCTCACGCGGAATGCCGAGGATACTCAGCTTTCAGTCGAACCATCCTTAGCGCCAAGCCGTTACGCGCCCCTGTATCCAGTCACCTTGTATCAGGCGGGGTGCACCTCGTGCGGCACTGTCGTTGATGACTACGGCGACTACTCCTGCTTGGAGTCTGGCGACGCCGTGAGCTATGTATGCGAAGTGTTTGGCTGGTTCGAAACCACCCGCGACGAGCCCTCGCCAACGCCGGAAATGCCGAACCGGGTCATTGTGCACACGATTGAGTTGTTGTGCCGGGACTGCCAGCACTGTGAGGTCTGCGGTGCCGTCTACCCCACTGAAACTGACGGACATTTGGTGTGCGTCGAGCACGAAGACTACGACTTTAGCGATGCCCCAATAGATGTTGCTGAGGTGGGCTCGTGACCGGCGACCAGCCGCTTGGTGAGCATCCCCCGATCGATATGTACGACCTGGTGCCGATGGAGCTTCGGCTCCGGGCGCTTGTCGCCGCGAGAGGCGCAAGCGAGGCGCTGGCCAACCTTATCGGCGTCGATCTGTTCCCGGATTTCACAAGCGATTTCGCGGCGCTTCTGCGCTTGCCGATCGCCCCAATCAACTAGCAGGGAGACAATTTCATGTCACGCTTGGAAGACCCTTTCATCCTGGGGTTGCAAGCCGGTGCCAGTGCAACCGGCGAAATACACTCCTTTACAACCGAATCCATTGAGATACGCGGAACCTTCACCCTCGGCCAAGGGCTCGTATTACGCCCCGGCGCCAAGGTTTACATCCTTGCGGATCGCGACGCGGTGGATGTTATCAACGGATTCATTGCCGCCGCAGAGGAGGCTGCCGAAGAGGGTGCCGCCGAGGATGCAGTACGTGCCGCCGTCGATTCGTTCGCCGACGGGGCAATTGAGGCTGTGAAAGACGCTGTAAGCCAGATAGATCCCTCGTTGGCCGACAGCCCGCAGAAGGTCGCCGACGCGCTGATCGCAGCCATTGAGAAGGCTAAGCGGGGCGGCGAATGAAATTCGCGATGGATACCGATCTGCTCGCTGAAACTATCACGGCGGCAATAAGTTCCCTACCGGCCCGGCCAACGTCTCCGGTCCTGGGCGGGGTGTTGGTTGAGGTCGGTATCGGCTCGGTCACGATGTCGAGCTTCAACTACGAGCGTGCCACCAAGCGCACTGCAGCCGCGATGGACGTTGCCGAGCCTGACACAGCCGTGGTGTCAGGCAAACTGCTGGCCGCGATCGGCGGGAACCTACCCCGCAACAAGGACGCCACCGTTGACGTGAGCGGGCAGGAAATGGTTATCACAGCGGGCCGCACCGCATTTCGCCTCCCACTGTTGCATGGCGAGGACTTCCCCGAACTGCCGATCATGAAGCCCAGAGAGGATGCCATCGGCACGGTCGATGGCGACACGTTCGCCGAGGCCGTACAGGTCATCGGCGCCTTGGCCTCCACCGAAGAGCAACCCGCCAAGCTGACCGGAATCAATCTCACATTCAGCCCAGATGGGTTGTGGCTGTGCGCCACTGACCGATACATCGTGGGTAGGCGCCGTCTGGACTGGAACGGCAGCGTCCAGACACAGACCCTCGTACCGGCTGCCGACCTACTGGCCACGATCAAGGCCGCAGCCGGTTCCGCACCGGAGAACATCGAAATCCTGTTGCGTGGCAGCTCAATGTTCGGCCTGCGCACCCCATCAACCACAGTCATGACCCGTTGCCTGGCTGAGGAATTCCCCGCCATGGAAACGGTGCTGACCCCGGCTGTCTACGCGGCCACGTCCACGGTGGCCACCGCCGAACTCGCGGACATGCTGCGCCGGGCCTCATCCATCGCTGATGACGGCAACGCCCAAATCGATATCGAGGTTGACGCTGGGGGCCTGGCGGTCACCACCACCAAGAGCGCCACCGGCAAGGTCAACGACAGCATCGCCGCTGTGCACCAGGGCGATTACCGCCGCGTCGCGTTGTCGGCTCGGCGCCTCAATAGCGCCCTGTCGGTGGTCGATGACCATGAGGTCACCTTGGGGTTCCGCGAGACCGGCCAGCTGGTGAGCATCCATCCCGGCGCACTGGAACGCACCAATGACCCGGTTGACCTATTGGCGTGCAACAACTTTGCGCTGCTCATCGGAATCCGCGGGGCGTAACGCCGATGCCCGCAACCCCGCACAGCGCCCGTGTCTTCATCGTGGTTGACCCGGTGCAGGACTACGAAGAGTCGTTGCTCATCCTCGGCGTCTTCGGATCGCTCAAGACGGCGAAGTACGCGACACCGCGACTGATGAAAGCCGCCTGGGGGGTCGAGCCGTATCGCACTGTCGAGGTTCAGGAATGGCGCGGCGACACCCTCGTAAACACCTGGACCTATCACCCCGATCGCGGCTGGCAGTTCACCGCATGACCAACACCGAAATGGAGGCAGCAGCAGCATGACCGTAACCTCAGGCCCATTCTTCAACGTCTTTGACGAAGACGGTAGGCACCGCCGCGAGCTGCGCGAGCGGGCACTGTATTCAGCCACACTCCTGCACTGCGAGACCGGCGACACCATGGCCATCCTCGACCGCGAGGCAGCCGTCAAGGACGTGCTGGCCACCGCCCAGCAGTTCTATGACTGGATCGCACAGGAGGCCGGGTGATCACCCACAGTGGCGGCGCTACCCGCTTCTTCTGGTCCTGGCTCATCGGCTCGGCTGCGTTCTCCATCCTCGGCGTGGTCACGCACGCGGTGCTCGGCAGTGCGCGCTCATCGCTGATCGCCTCGGTGCTCGCGGTCGGCATCGTGGTAATCCAGCTGTGCGCCACCTACGGCGTGCACGCCTTGGTGCAGGAACGCATCACCGGCGCCGCATACCGCTGGGCGCTCGCGATCGCCGTAGCGCTCGCGCTCGGCGCGTTTGTGCTCAACTTTGTTGCCCTACAAGACCTGGTGATCACCTGGGCAGGTACCGCGCCCGCGATCGCCTGGATTGTGCCCCTGATCATCGATCTGGGTATGACGGCGAGCACCCTGGCGATACTGGCGCTCACCGAAGCTCAACGCACCGAGCAGCTGCACACACCCGCGCACCCTGACGCACAACCGGCGCCGTCCGTTCATGTCGAGGTGCACAACACCGTGCACGCCGACGCGCACGCCGCGCAGGACGGCGCACACGCTGCGCACGGCGTTGCGCACCTAGCCGCCGCGCAACGCATCATCGCGCAAGGGGCGGTGCGTATCGAGGCGGAACGGATCGCGGCGGTGCTGGCCGTGCACGCCCAGGGCGTCAACTCCGCGAGCATCATCGGACGGCGAACCAACGTCCACCACAAGACTGTGCGCCGCATCTTGGACGCAGCATGACGGGGCAGCTGGAGCTACTGGCCCGGTGCGCACTGCCGGGCTGCCCTGACGTTGTGGCAGCGGCGGGCGATGTATGCGCGGGCTGCGTGCAAGCGTGCGGGCCGTACCTGGCGCGCCGCGAGCCCCGTCCCGAGGTAACACCCGAGCAGATCGCCGACGAGCTAGCCGAGCGTGACCGGGGAACCATCGCGGCCTACGCGGCCCAAGCGGCCGTGGTTGCCGACGCAGACCCCGCCGTTGAGTGGTTGGCCAAGCGGCGCATTGAGAAGCACGTCGCGGTCCACCCGGAAGTGCTCAAGGTGATCGAGGCTGTCGAGGTCCGCAAGCCCAACCAGCTGTGCTGGCTGTGCGAGGAACGCCGGGCATGCACCCACATTGATGGGCGCTGGGAGTGCGACAAATGCCGGGGCATCCAATGACAACGGCCAAAGGCGGTGTCAACGATGGCGCCTAACGCCCCTACGGCCTTGGTGCGCCGCATGTTCGCGCTCTTTCATCTGGGCGGCGTGCAGCAGAAGCGAGCCGATCGGCTGGCTGTCGCGTCATACGTCACCTGGCGCCGTATCCGCACGACCGATGACCTCACCGAGGCCGATATCACGGCCGTCGTCGCGACGTTGGAGTACTGGCGTTTGGCCGGCCAAATCGAGTACCGGTGCCGCCGCATCGCCGAATCAATGCAGGAGGTGTCGGCGTAGATGCTCGCATTCGAGGATCGCCGGAAGTGGACCCGGCTGGTATTGCGGATGCCCAGCGCCGAGCTGTCCGCGTCGTGCAAGACGGTCCTGCTGGCGCTGGAAAGCTACGCGGACTACCGCGACGGCACCGGGGCACACCCCGGCGAGGAGAACCTATCCAAGGCCGCTGACGTAAACGTGCGCACCGTACGGCGGGCGCTAGCGACTGGCCGCGCTCTGGGGCTGATCGAACAGACCTCGGCAGCAAACTCAAAGGCGGGCAAGGCAGCCGAATACAGCCTGACCCTGCCGGGCGGTGCAGCCGTTACGACCGGACACCGGTGTCCTGTGGACAACTCCACGACCGGACACCCCAGTCCTGTGGATAACTCCACGACCGGACACCACAGTCCTGTCGAAACAGTCCACGACCGGACAAATGCGACGCCACGACCGGACACTGGTGTCCTCCCACCTAAGCCCTACACCAATAACCTAGGGGTGTTACGTAACTCGGGTACCTCACCAGCGCCGCGCATCGCCGAGGACACACACCCTGAGCCTCCCTCGCGGTTCTGTGATGAGCACCCGATGGGAACT